AACGCCGCGCACCCTGTCGCCTCGCGCGGATCGCAGGGCCGCCGCTTCGAGGCGGACACGGACGCTGGCACGTACTCCAACATCTCCACGGACGCCTTCTCCGTTTCCGCTATCACCGCGGCGCAGGCGCGCGCCAACCGCTTCGAGACGCCGGACGGCCTGCCGTTTCTGTGCGATTTTGACACGGTGCTTATTGCGCCGGAGCTCGAGGAGAAGGCGAAGAAGATGTTCGGCGAGAACGCCAGCCTGACGCCGATGCTGAACCCGGACGACGACACGAACGCCGCGAACCCCATCTACGGCATGCGCTACATCGTCATGGGCGGCGGCGCGGACGGCTTCACGGGCAAGCAGTGGGCCGTGTGCGACCGCCGGCTGATGAAGGAGATCGTGAACATCGTCTACAACACGCGCCCGACCGTCATACAGACGAAGCAGGACAATCCGCTGGTGGATCTGTACACCGCGTATGCCGACTTCGGCGTGGGCTGGGGCGACGCGCGGCAGATCATCTTCGGCGATCCGGGCTAATGCCGTAAAGCAAACCCTCGACGGGCTTTGCGAACCCCTCCGTCAGCCTCCGGCTGACACCTCCCCTGTTAGGGGAGGCAAGGGGGGAGCGGGAGCGTGTGAGGGAGAAAGGAAACGAATATGATGAAGATTGACCGCGTGCTCGCCGTTTCGGCGGGCACGAAGGAGACGAGGGTGGACTGCCACTGTCAGACCGTCGTTGTATCCAACAACAGCGCGAATGTGGTTTACATCGCGCCGTATGACCCGAACAAGGCGCTGACAGCCGCGGCGGGCTTCCCCATTCCGGCCAACACGGTGCTGCAGGTGCCGTTCGCCGCCGGAGAGCTGGCGGTCGTAGCCTCGGCGGCATCCACGGACGTGCGCTTCCTGCTGCTGGACTGAAAGGAGAAACGGTATGGACAACTTCTGGAAGGCCATTGTGACCGCGGCAGCCGCGGCGCTGATGGCGTACTTCAAGCAGCTCGTTGTTCCGGTGGCGGTGCTCATCGCGGTGATGATCTGCGATTACGTCACGGGCATGACGGCGGCGTGGATAAACAAGGATCTTTCAAGCCGCAAGGGCATTCAGGGCGTGATCAAGAAGGTTTTCTACTTAATGATCGTCGCCGTGGGTATGGGAATTGACTACCTCATCACGATGCTCGGCGGCAAGCTCGGCGTACAGCTCGATGTGAATTTCGTTGTAGGTCTGCTGGTGATCGTGTGGCTTATCATTAACGAACTCATCTCCATTCTGGAGAACAGCGGGAAGATCGGCGTACCTATGCCGGACTTCCTCATGAAGCTGCTGGACCGCCTGAAGCAGACCACCGAGAAAAAGGCGGAGGTTGAGGAAGCTCCGCCGGATAACTGATTATGTGAGGGAAACAGGGCGGGGTGACTCGCCCTGTTTTCGGTAAAAAAGGAGGAAACGATATGACGCTCGGAGAAGCGAAAAACAAGGTATACATGCTCCTCGACGAGCACAGCGCGGGCGGAGAGATCGAGCACGACGAGGACATCGAGAAGAAGATGACGGCGTTTTTCGACATGGCGCAGAAGACGCTCGCGCAGATCAAAAAGATCCTCCGGGAGGAGGTCATTGTCCCAACGTTGGGAAAAACCGTATACGCCATGCCGGAGAATTTCTACTCGCTGTACCGGATATGGGCGGACGGGAAGAATGCGACACGGCGCTTCCGCTGGATGGGCGGGAAGCTCGTCATTCCGGAGGGGTACGTGGAGGTGACGGTCGAATATTTCGCCATGCCGCAGACGATCCCGACGGATGCGCCGGACAGCTACGAATTTGAGATCGCGCCGGACGCCTGCGAGTGCATGCCGTACTATGTGGCGGCGCAGCAGCTCCTCCCCGATCTCGTGATGGACTACGGGGCGATGCTCACCATGTACGACCGCGCGGTATCGCTTCTCAGGACGACGCAGCCGGGCGAGAACCGGCGCATCGCGCAGAGCCTTTTCCGGGGGTAAGCCATGGCGAAGAAAACAGGGGTAAGCATCCGGCAGAGCGTATATAAGACGTTCCGCGGCGCGGACTTTTCCACAGACCCCTCACTCGTGGATTATTCCCGCAGCCCGCTTTGCACGAACATCGTGGCGGACGGCGGCGGGATGCCGCAGAAGCGGCTCGGCTGGCGGAAGCTCTGGCAAAAGGACAAGCCGGTATATGGTTTGTTCGCCGGAAGGTTCGACGGCACGGAAAAGAAGCTCGCGCACATCGGCACGGCGCTCTATGCCTGGGACGACGAGACAGCGCCGACGGAGATACTCACAGGACTGCCGGAGAGGCGCTCACGCGCCGCGTATCTGGCCGGGAAGCTCTGGATAGTAACAGGGGCAGGGTTCTATGTATACGACGGCACAGCGGCGCACAGAGCCTCACAGAATGCCTACGTCCCGACGACCGTTATCACGCGCAGTCCAACAGGCGGCGGGCAGAGCTATGAGAACGTCAATATGCTGACGCCGTACCGGAAGAACGCTTTTCAGACGGACGGCACGGCGACGGACTTTCAGCTTGACGGAGACATCGACGCGACCGGCACGGTGCGCGCATGGGTGTTCGGCGAGGAGACGACGGCGTTCACGCTCGACCGCGAGAAGGGCATCATCAAAATGACCACGGCCCCGGCAAAGCCGACGGCCGGCTCGGAGGACGGGCTGGTGGTGGAGTTCCCGCACACGGTGGCGGGCTACACCGACCGCATCGACAAGTGCACGATCATCACGACCTACGGCATCGGCACGAACGACCGCGCGGTGCTGAGCGGGAACGCGGAGCTCCCAAACGTGGACTGGACGAGCGGGATGAACGATCCGACGTACTTCCCCGATCTGCTCTACAACGAGGTCGGGAGCGAGGCCACGGCGATACTCGGGTACTGCCGTCTCGGAAGGTCGCTCGGCATCGTGAAGGAGGATAACGGGCAGGACAGCACGATCTATCTGCGCACCGCAGAGCTGCAGGACAGCGAGATCGCGCAGCCGCAGCAGCAGGCCGTGGCGGGCGTCGGCTCCATCGCGCCGGGGAGCTTCGCTTCTCTTCTGGACGATCCGCTGTTCCTATCCCGCAACGGGGTAATGGCCGTAGCGACGAACAGTTACACGAGCGAGAAGATCACGCAGGGCCGCAGCTTCTATGTGAACAACAGGCTCAACGACGAACCGGAGCGGGAAAAGGCCGAGGCGGTGATATGGAACGGCATGTATATGCTTGCTCTCCCGAACGGCCACGTCTACGCGCTGGACGGGCGGCAGAACAAGACCTACCGGAGCGCGGCGCTCGGCGACTATGTATACGAGGGCTACTATTTCGAGAACATCCCCGCCTCCTGCTGGCTCAACCGGAGAGCGGGCGCGGAGGAATCGCTGTACTTCGGCACGGCGGACGGGCGGATCTGCAAGCTAAACACGGACATCGAGGACATGAGCCGCTACAGCGACGACGGCGCGGCCATCTCCGCCGTGTGGGCGACGAAGTACGACGACGACGGCACGCCCGCGGTGCTCAAGACGCTTTTAAAGCGCGGCTGCTGCGTGACGATCAAGCCGTATGCGCGATCGAGCGCCGAGGTGTATATCCGCGCCGACCGCACCGGCGGGCACGAGAAGAAGGTCGCAGGAAAGCCGATGGACATTCTGGACTTTTCCGACATCGACTTTGAGCGCATCACGTTCAACACGGACGAGAGCCCGCAGGAGATCTTCCTCAACCGCAAGGTGAAGAACTACAAGAGATTGCAGATCATCGTCCGGAACCGGGAGCCGAACGAGGGCTTCGGCATATTCCAGATCACAAAGCATTATGTGACGGGCAATTACGCGAAGAGGTGAAGACATGAGCATACAGGAACAGAAGATCACGGAAGCTGCCATCGCCGCGAACGGCGTGCAGAGCCGGCCCGACAAGCTGACCGGCACGGCGGCGCAGAACAAGAAGGTATTCGACGCGCTGGTGACGGCGGTGGTGAAAGAGCGCTTCAACGCCCTGCTCGACGAGCTGACCGGCACGAGCGCCGCGGCGCAGCTCGGCATCACGACGATCCCCGGCTTTTCGGCGGGGAACGTACAGACGGCGCTTGAGCAGATCGTACAGGCGATGCAGGACGTGACGCAGGGAAGCGTTACGGACGGGAGCATCACACTGGCAAAGCTCGCCGCGGAGGTGACGGCCATCGCTCTCGGCGGCGCGGCGGCGAG